ATCTCCATCATCCATTAGTTACCTGCCAAACTGTTTCGAGATGCGCCGGAGTATCCGGCCACTCCGCCAGAGAACCAAGACACGCGAGGGTCTGTGTACTTCCGGCCAACCTCAATGATGTCAAGAATGCCGGGAATAGTCCTGTCATAGCCGAAGCGCTCAGGAAAAAGATTAATCTGTGGGATTGGTGTGCGCACCAGTTCAGCCAACTCGGCGCCGGGGATAACGGCTGCGTTAACAGCCTGTTGGGTAAGTCGCTCCTCGTTAGAAGCAAACGGCCCTAGGTACTGCCAGCGGGGAACTAGCGGCTTTGGAGATACCTGCGGGGACCACGCGTGAGTTCGGTCATACCGACCGTCAGGAGTTTTAGAGTCCATAGCAACAACCGAGTAATTCGTAGGTCACGATTGTCCCTTGAACTGCTGACTTGTTCCCCACGTTGAGTGGTCAAACACGTTAAACTGCTGGCTCATTCCCATGCGTGCAAGGCCGCCGGGGTGCTCTGTCTCGAAAGTGTTCGACATGTCCGAGCGAAGAATCTGACGGTCGCGCCAGTCATGTTCCTGCATTTGATTTTGCGCTTGGGCATGGTTAACACTTGGTGTTTTTCCGGACGCTGCGGCAGCAACACGACCGGCTCTATCAAGAACAGCGTGTGCGGGAGGACCTCCCCGGGCCAGCAATTCCTCCGACGGAGAAGACCCTTTTGCGGGCTTGTTGTCAGACCCCATGGCAGGAACGTAAGTCCCGGTCAGCCCGAAATGCTTTAGTCGGCTTCTTGCATGGCGGGTGTTAGGAACGCCGCTCTTATGTATGTCCTCTGCCTCAAACTGATGCACAATCGGTTTCTCGTCTGCGCCCACAACCAAGTTTCCAGACGAGTCTTGAACATTGAACTTGTGCTGTTTGCGAGTATCAAGGTGAGGCATTGCCGTCGTGGTTGAAAGAACGTCGTTAGTCCTGTACGAGTCCGGGTGAGAAGCGGAAATATGTGCGCTGACGTAAGCGCTTGTTTTTGGGTTCTTTTCCCAAGGAAACAGGTCACTGACACTTGCTCCGTTGACAAGCGCCTGAGTGTCTTTTGCAGCCTTGATTGTGTTGCCGTGAATGCCCCCATGGGGAGCCTTAGGAACGTATTTCGGATCGTGCCCGTCCAGTACGTGCGTGATGGCTGTCTCTGCAGCAGCAGCGTTCGGGTAAATAGTTCCGCGCCCGTCCGCGTAGGTGTGCTCAAACTTAGCCCTAGGGCTCGTATCCGAATTAGCAACCGAAGTCACTGCCCACGCCTGCTCTGGTGACCCCTCGTAGAGAGGATGACTTACCACCATATTGGCCGTTGCTTTCATACGTGTGTTTGGCTTTGACGGACCACCGTAAAATCCTGATCCGGCAACCGACGTAGACCCACCAAGGATAGACCGCATGTTGGCACGATCGCTGGCGTCGCGAATGTGCCGAGCGGCACGTTCTTCAGTTACACCGTAGGCGCCCAGTTTTGCTGTCACAGCCCGATGCTCCAACCCCGTCAAATCTTCCGCTCTGCGACCGACCACAACGTCTGGATTCGGAGTGTGCGGCTCATTAATCGAGGGTCCTGAAGTCACGTTGGGGGTCTTGGAGTTGCCGTCAAACCCCATGAGGTTCCGCATCATGGACCCTTCGACCTTCCAGCCAACTTCGTCCATGTCCACGGTGCCATACACCGGCACATCCTCAATCTTGCGGCCTGTTCTCTGCGCGTCATACTCACTCGCCCGCTTTTGAGAGCGTCGCTGCGTCATTTTAACGTACGGGTCGGTCGGCCGCTTTGGCATTTCTGACTTCACAGGATTGGGAAGATCAACTCCCAACGCCTGAGTGTACGTGTTAGCAGGCTTTTTGGTAATCGGGTTAAGCAACGCTTTTTCATTTTTTTCAGCAGTGATTTGTTCCTTGGTCTTTTTCTTTGCAGCCATCTACATCACGCCCATGCCGGTCGGAGTCGGTCAAGTTGGGCGCGTCGACGTGGCCCCATTTCAGGAGCGACGTTGTTAGGCATGTCGACTTTGCCGTCGTTGACAAGATGTGTGGGCTGAATCTTCAAAGCCGCAAGTACGGTCTTTCGACCCTTAAACTGATTACCGATCCCGGTCTCCGCGCCCCACTCGGTGGGCCAGACGTAGTCGTTGGGATCGATGCGCTCGCCCTTGTGAACGCCGCGCTGGTAAGACTTCTGGTTAACTCGAGTCTTAATAGAATCCAAAACGGCTTCAGAGACAGAGTTAGGCTTTCCCTTGTCATCATGGCGGGAGCGGATAGTTCCTAGGTAGCCATCGGGGTACTCAGCGTGGGGAACACGACCGGTACCCATGCGGGCGTAATCAAGATCTGAGCGGGCAATAGGGACGCCACCGCCGCCAAAGTTGAATGATCCGTACATCCCGCCTGCGCCCATAGAGGACCAGTTCTGTTGGGGATTAAGGTTGTTGTACGGCATGTAGCAATGGTTGCAAACACACGCTACATCGTCAGCACTTACTTACTGGAGGAATTCCTCGCTGCGGACTCTCGGTCACGGGCGCGTCGAGCCTCTACTTTGTGCAGAGAAGCAGCAATCTGGTGCAGCCGGGGATCAACCGCCAACTTCTCAGTCTCTCCAGTCTTAGCGTTCTCCTGTGAAGATGTGATCTCAGGAAACTGGTGTGCAGAGGGGTTGTGCGCTGAGTACATCGCCAGTTGAGTGTTGGCCATCCCGTGCTGAAGAGCATGCATGAGGCCAGCGGTGGATTTGCTGTATCTGTCTGACACGTCGAGGTATCGGTCTTTGCCCTCTGACCATGTGCCTTGGTAAGTCTCTTTTGAACTCTGACCCGATGAAGCAGTGCCCGCCGTGGCCGCACCGTCTTCGTTAATAAGTTGCATGTGAGCCTGTACATCTTCAGGGGTGTGATCAGCGACCTTGGCCTCGAAAGAACCGCCATCGCGCACGCGGGTGTCAGGGTCTCGGGAGACGTAGTAGCCGTGCGAGGGACCCTGTTCATGGGTCTCAACGTTTCTACTGCCACCGTCGAGTCCTGAGAACTGGGCATCGCTTATAATGTTCTTGGACATGTAGCAAGTATCGCTTATTTAAGATACAAAAGAGAGGCTAAAAAATGCCCACTGTATGGAGCGCAGGCGAGCACGACGTCAAGATGAAACTCAAAGGATTCTCGGGAACCCTTAACTGCAAATGCGGATGGGTGCGAGAGTTGACCAGAGATGAGTTAATGACCAAGGGCGAGATCTGGCGCGACATCGCAGACGATCACAAGGCCAATCCTGCTTAGTGCTTGAACTCTTGGCCTGCGTAGAGCGCCCATCCTTCTTGGATGTGAATTGTCTCTAAGGAATACCGGGGATCGTTGTCTCGGTACCGCAACACCATGACACCTTGCTGCCAGTCTTCATAGTTCTTGATGGGACGACCGTGGAGATCCATAGCGCCCTTGACCGATGGAACTGCGCCATCGACCCTGCACAGACATCCCGGTGTTGCGGCGAACTGGCGCACCGCTCCATGGCGATCTTGCTGCGTTGTGTGATGAACCTCGATGCGGTGAATGTGGCCAAAGATCGTGGAAGTGCGGTCACCGCGTGAGTACGCGCTGGCGGTTGAACCCGAGGATCTCACGATGGTGCCGTGGACACACTTGATCCAGTCATTGATCCAGAACTTTCGGGCAGGGTACCCATCGAGCCATTCGACGTTGAGATCATCTGTGCGTAAAAGAAATGGCGCGGACAGTGTCGGCCAGTCCAAAGGAATGAGTGCGCGGGTTAGCCCAACAGATGCGGCATTGAACCGCATGACGGTGTCGCTGATGCGCTTGTCGTGGTTTCCTTCAAGGACAACAATTTTGGCCTTGGGAACGGTAGCCCGTTGCTTGGCAAGGAACTCATGACCTGCGTCAATGGCAGCCTGTGTGGTCTGCTGCCAAGTCGGGTGCTGGTCGTACTTGCTGTGCGCGGGGAGATCTAGGAAGTCACCCAGATTGACAACTATGTCAACACGAGAGTCGGTAGCAACTGCGGCAAGGATTTGAGTCGCCACCTCGATGGCTGCAGGATCATGAAATGGGTCAAGAGGGTCGGGGGACCCTTTGAGATACCTGTACCCGAACTGAGGATCGGGAAGGATGACGGCGGTATTCCATCCCTTAAGAAACGCGGGGGCTTTCTTAGGAGGCTTAGCGGGGTATATGTTGACCTTAGAAGCCTTTGTAACAGGTTCAAACAGGGTGTTCACAGTATCTTGCGTCATTGTGTGCTCCGATGTTGTGTGCCAGTTAGTAGTCGATTTATTTAGTTGTTGTTCCTGTTATTCAGTTGTTATTCCTGATCAAACTTGTAAGTGCTTCCCGCAGTTCTTTTGCTGTAAGGCTGGGGTGGCTCACTGCCGCTGCGCTTCAATCGCCATGCGGTCATCTTGTCGGCGCTAGTCATCATCCCCGCGCCCATAGGAGACACATCGGAAGGACCCCGGTACTCGGGGTGAGCGGCACCGACCTGACTATCTTTGACAGTGTTCTCTTCAGGAGAGTGCATCTGCATTGGGATACTCTGCTGAAACTGCACAGAAGCCATGTCCTTAGCCATCAGTACCCTTCGTATGCCCCAGACATTCCGTCTGCCCATGAGCCGGAGCGGTTAATGACGGAAGGAATGATGCGTCCGTTTGCTTGAGTCGCCGAGGCGGCAGGATCAATTGTGGGACTCATAATGGCCTTAACCCGGTACGACGCACCACTGCGCTCAGATCCCCACGCAACATTGCCGCGTATCTGCAGGCCCGGAATTACGTACGGGTCCCCGGTCTTGATATTGCCGGTCTTGGGGACAAGTTCACCACGAAGCGGTGGAACCGCATTCGCGTGAGCAAAATCAGTAATGGTGGAAGTACCCATCGGGATACGACCACTGCCCACGCGAGCCATTCCAGCCAACGCCTCTTCAGGTGTTGGGAGGTTAACCCGGGGAATCGCAGCCGCGAATGAATCCATGTGGCTTGCAGGGGCGCCCTCGCGCCGACGAACTGCAGAACCAGAAGAACGCCAATTAGCCATGTAAGGCTCCTTTCCTACCCTTGTAACGGTAGAGAAACCTGCGCCGTTCGTCTGCACTAACTCACAGTTATTACAAACAGAATGGCGCTGATCTCCCCATCGCGAGATTCGATGCTGGTAAAGCCCGGCTTGCACACAAGGTCGTACCCGCGAGGGGCCACATAACCCCGAGCGATTGCGATGCCCTTGACTGCCTGATTTACAGAGCCCGCGCCAACCGCCCGAAGGCGAACTAACTTGTGCTCGTAAATAGCGTGTGCGATAGCCGAAGCCACGGCTTGTGGATTGGAACCGGCGCTCACTCGGAGAGGATGGTCTTCCGAGACGCCAACAATTGATTCGGTCATAGTTATACCTAGGGGTCCAGTGGGTGGTCGTTAGTACCACGGTATGGACTATCGAAGCCCTTGACTGGCTAAAAATCATTATGATCTCGAAACTTAGGATCTTCTAACTTTGTTAAAATATCCTTTTCATACCCTGTGTTGCAGACCTGACCCACTATTCGAGCAATCACATAAGAGTCCGCCAAGTTATCATCGGTAAACTCAACCCCGTACTTCTTGTACACACTCAGAAGAACCTCGTTCTTTTTCGCATTACCTCGATCGGTAGCAAACTTCTTCACCATAGTCGGAGGAACCCGAAGAGGAAACTGAGAAGACCCTGAGAAGTTCTCATAAAAGTACATCCGAGTCGTACCGTGTAACTCACCTAAAGCCACCGCACTATGGCTATGCACCACAGAGTCTTCGATACCTACATCAACAATCTCAAAACCCTGAGAAGATATATCCGACAAAGTACTACTAATAAAAAGAGTAATATCATGCAACCGAGCAACCCCACGAAGTGGCGACTTAAACAGCCGCGACTCATACGCTAGGTCATCCAATCCCAGAAGAGTCACAGCAAATCCAGTCAGACTAGGGTCCAGTCCAACCACCACACGCTGGGGACCTCCTGTACGAAGGCCACCCGACGCAACAATCCTAGGCACCTGTCTAGACACCGACGGAAACCAAATCTTCAACCTGCAGATCGTGAATAGAAGACAACAACTCTTGAGGAACCTCACGACACGTATTCGTCGTATCCCACCCCGGCTTTGTCCCTACAGACCAACCCACCTGCGCGGTAATCCACCCAATGACATCTACCTCACGGCACCAGTCATCAATGTCGGTGTACGCCAAAACCGTGACCCTGTCTAGCCGCCTGTCCCGCTCGCGGATAACAAGCGGTGACTTTGGATGGCGCACCCGTCGAACCTCCAAATTTGGAAGCACATCAGGAAGATCCTTAAACTTGTAATGCTGCGAAGAGTCCCACACCGAAGCAGTCCAATAACAACACGTTGCCTTAGCAACAGCCAACTCACACGCAGCCGCAGCCACAGACGCACGAAGGTTGTCCTCCATCCGCGACTTGTCATAGTAGGCAGCATCCGACTTACCCGCATTCGCGCTATCACGACGAATACCCACCTGATAGGCCATCTCAAGTTCCCACGTCTCCAACTTGATCTTCACTCTCGCCACCCCGCAATAACATCTAGAAGCAAGTACCCAGCAAGATCAATGGCAGGGTGCTCGCCATCGCCTCCATTGGCTCCAAGACCATTTCGTATGCGATTCAACTTGTCGTCCATCCGTACTGCCATCCTTTCGCGGGGTGATATGCCACGGGCAAATATGTCGAGTGGTTGAAGTGCTGAGTCCCCGTAACGTCTGTTCTTCAGCAGCAGTAAGTGAGTCAATGCAATACCAACTTCAGCAATTTCCTGCTGGGTGCTGTTGTCTGCGTTCTCAAGTGTTTGCTTGATATCAAAAAGAGCATCGACTGGAGACCACAGATCCGGAAGACCTTCCCAATTGGAATAAGGACGATTAGGCAAAATCACGAAAACACCGGTTCACAAAGGTGAGACCGCCAAATCATGACGGGGCGGGACCCATGACGGTTAGACTTGATGTAGTACCCAGTCGGCTCAAGGTGACCTTCAGAAACCATGAACCGCAGCATCGGTCCTAGCACTCGGGTGTCTACGCCTGTGCTGTCAATGACGCCTTTGCTCTGGCGGGTAGATATTTCGTCCCACACGTCGTCAACGATGAACTCACGGTTCTTCTTGCTTACTTTGAGAAGTACTGAGAAGACTTGTCGAAGCCAACGCTCTTCTTTAACTGACCATGCCCGAGCGTGTCCACGAACGAATGATTTTGTTAACTGTGCTGGAGTAACCATTTAATGCTCCTTACGGCGCCCATCGATTAGTTTTTCTGTTGCTGGATGACGTTCTTCGAGTAAGTTCCCTACTGATGAGATTGGAGTCCCGATCAAGGTTGTTCGACAGCGACTCGATAAGTTTTCGGTATGCGTAAACAACCTCTAACTCTTCCTTAAGTTTGACAACTTGAGGATCTTGAGCAACCGCTGCTTTCGCGTAGGTCACTAACTTTTCCGCTCCACCGTTTGCTTTGCTGGCAAGCATTTTCATGCTCTCTAGTGATGAAATCTTTTTTTCGAGCGAACGCTCGTCTACTTGTGCGCAGGAAACTTGTACGCCGACAAAGTCTGAGTAGGCGGTGTACTCGGAGTACAAGACCATTAAATCTTCGTCACCCACTGATGTCAGGTCTCGAGGAAGTTCAGGTAAGTCATACCCGGGTTTCTTAGGCTCTCGAATACCTTGGGCAACAAGGGTGTCCATTGCTGTGCGAGAGGCGCTGTCCATACGTAGGCTCACTCGGGAACCTCTATGCCTTTGCACGACTTGCAGCCCTCGGGTGAGATATTGCACGCAAGTGGAGTACTTGCTCGCACGGCGCGGGCAATATCGAACGCGTTGTCGAGCATGTCCTTGACGATGAACGGGTCAGCCGTAACAACAAACTCTTTGTAGGACTGGTCTGCCTTGAGTTCATACAGGAACACAATTTCCGAAGGCGCGGACTCTAGAACTCCACGCTCTGCCATTCTGCGGGCAAGTTCCAAGTACAACTGGCCTTGACGAATGTGTGTAGGAAAAGGACGGCGGACGTCACGCCATGCGCTAAAAAGATCGTTGCCGCCTTTGAACAAAGACGGCTGTTCAAGCCGCATGGTTCCTGAACCAACTGACTTGATCTCAATCATGAAGTCTTCTTTAAGACCCTTAACCCAGCCGTCAGAGTGGCCAGCAATCATTAAGTCAGGGTCAGAAAGTGGAACCTCTTTGTAAGACACCTGTGGGTCTCCACACAAAGAGCATGCTTCGGGTGAAGTATCCCAGAAGCGATTGCCACAGTCGTGGCACTGCCACACGCCGTACATCCAGCCGCCTTCACGAATCCACTCTTGCCACTTGTGGTGAATAGAGTGACCTTCGTCAAAAATTGACTGCAGCCGAAGACCGGGACGATCCTCATTCTGGGTGACTCCGATAATTCGGAAGTAAGAGGCTCGAACGCAGAAATCGTTCTTTACAAGTTCTGACGGGTGTATGACGTCTTGACGTCGGGAAGTATCAAGTGGGCGAGTGAGCAGGTGTCGCTCAATAGGGCCGATAAGCCGGGTATCTGCTTTCTTGGTGTCAAGGAACTGCTTTAGTGAACCGCTTGGCTTTATTCCCACCGTCATGCTCCAAAATAAACTGTTTGAGTGTTTTGGTTTTGCTGGACTTTTCCCACTTGCGCTGGAGATGACTGCGCTCGCGGTGGGACATGCCGCCCCAGATGCCATGAGTGTCCTCCATCGAGATGGCGTACCAGAGGCACTGGCTGCGGACAGGGCATGGAGGATCTCCCTCGCCTGTGCCCCAACAAATAGACTTTGCTTTGTCGGCAATGGGCTTGTAGAGACGACGGTCTCTGGGTGGGAAGAAGATGTCGGTGTCGACGTCCATGCATTTGGCGGTGTATCGCCATGAGTGTGCGGGTTCTCTCACGAGACCTCCGAAGCGTAAGTAACGGCTGCTGTGTCTTGTGCATCGGCAGGTGTGTACTTACGGCTTGGATACCGCTAGTTAATGGTCTGGAGGAATTGTAGCATGCGTACGTTGTTGGCATTACATGCCCCCCTCACGAAGAGCGATGAAATCGTTTTCATCAATGACTACATAGTCTTTTCCTTCGAGGTGAAATGCAAGGACTGGCATCCTGCCGTCCATGATGGCCTCAAGGCGAATCTTTTCCAGAACGGCTGAGGTCAGGCTGATGGATTTCTTGCTGGTGTACTTGTGCTCAATGAGGAGATCCTCAGTGCGAACGTCTCCTTTTCGGCTCCAAAATGCGCCTGAGGCTGCGGTGCGCTGGCCGCCCAAGACTTTTTCCAGTCTCTTCTCATGATGCTGAGACTGTTTCTGGCCTTCAGTCTTCATCGCCGTCCACTGTCATAGCGGCCAGTTCGCGGGCTGCTCCGAACGCGATTGCAGAAGTTCCCTCAAAATGACAGTGAATTTTGCGTATTTTCGCGGATAGATCTTTGCGTAGGTCTGCTTCTACACAGACTTTAGGGATTTGGGTGAGGGTGTCCGGGTGCTCTTGCACGAACTGCTCAGTCAGCATCTCTTCGTATGCAAAAAGGGCAGAAATCGCTGTAGACGCCAGCGACTGTGCATCTTCGGCAGAAAGGCTATAACTCTCTTTCAGGACTTGTGCGACGTAGTTGTCACTTTCGGTGACGATCAAGTGCTCCATGTGGATACTGTACCTTTCATTGCAAGTAGATGCAACACCCGGACACCTGCGTGTCGGATTGATTTGTCAGGCTAATTGATTGCAGCGACTCCCTGCGATATACCAGTGCTGCTTGCCTTCACCGAATCTAAACGCCACCCAGAAGGCACGGTCCTGCCAGTAGCGACTCCATTCATGAATAGGCTTGTCGCGTAGGTCACGGATCTCTTTCAGCCGGTGGCCGCCTGATTTCTTTTCTTCAGGAATCATCAAATACGTCAAGGAGACTCTCCAAGCACGATCCAAAAATTGGTACGCGCCTCTCGCTGATGATGTTTTGTTTGCTGCCCGATAGTTGAACCGGGACTCTTGATACATAATGCATTCCCGGAACTCTTCATGTTCGGGTGAGTGCCATTCGCCTAAGTAAAGACTTGGCTGATAACCCAACCAGCGGGCTTTTTTGTCAACGCTGGTTTGCTCCGCAGTAGCGGGGGTGGTGCTGAGTAGAAGTCCTGCAAGTAGTGCTGTTACTAATACAAGTTGCTTATTCATAATTCTCCAATGCTTGAGGGATATGTCAAGTCTTGGCAATAGGCGGCTCCTCTACTCTGCTAGTGATTAGGTCTTTACGAAACTTCCTGCGGTCGCGGAACATCAACAGTTGTAAGCGCAAGGTGCTCCAACTCTTCGCGCAGATCGACCATCTCCCGGATGCCTTGTACAACGGCGTCCATTCCGTTCCACTTGTCGTCTTTGAAGTAATACCAAGCACCCTTACGAGTGATGATCTCCTTGACTATGCACAGGGAAGCAATCTCTTTAGCGAAGTCGTATTCCCCGGGAGCGCACTCGCCGCCCTCGTCGAAATACATATCGACGTAAGCGACCCTGTGCGGTGGGGCTGACTTGTTCTTGAGTGTGCGCATACGGATTCTCTGTCCAATTCGCTTTTTGTTTCCACTTGGGCCGATTTCCACCCAGTCGTCTCGCTTCACCTCAGTACGTGTGAAGTACGCAAAATCTTTCCCAACACCTCCGGGTGTTGTACGGGGATCACCGTGCATGACGCCAATCTTGAAACGCCACTGATTAATCATGATCCCAATAATTGGGCGCTCAGACTCCGTTAACGACCTCTGCATCGCAGCGCCTACCTTGCGAAAGAACTTATTAGTGAGTAAAGCGCCTCTACCGATAGTCATTTCGTCCATACTTTTGGCAACCTCAGGCGACGGCGTAAGCGCAGGAAGCGAGTCGATGACGATGCAGTCGATGGCTTTAGACTCAGCAAAAGCAATGCAAGCGTCGTACGCCTCTTCCATCACGGTTGTCTCAATGACGATCACCCGGGCGGGGTCCACACCGCACTTCTCCGCCCACGTAGGTACCCACGGCTCAGCAGCAACCCAGACGGCTGTCCACTCAGGGTCTCGAAACTGGTTCTCCGCAATAGTCTTAAGGGCGAGAAAGGACTTACCGTGACTAGGCTCACCGACAAGTTCGTGCCACTGGTTGGCTGGCCACCCACCACCGAGGATGTAGTCAAACGTCACGGAGCCGGTGGGTACTCGACCGCCATGCTGGGTAATGGAACTGGCGATAACGGCAACGCTCCCGCCCATCTTCTTATTCAGGGCAGCGATGACAGACTTTGCTTCAGGGTTGATCATGTAGGGCTCCTATTAAGTGGGCATTCCTTGTTGGGGTCTTCCTTGGGTGTACCCGCATGAGTAGCAACGGGGCGCGACTGCTGAACCGCTGTTTGAACGAGAGAAAAACAAGTTGCTACCGCATGAGGGACAGTTACCAAAGTCAGTCCGCGCCGCCTCTCCGCCAGACCACTGCATCGACGCCTCCGCAAAGTTTTCGGCCGTTACCTGAATCCCGGGGGAGGACTGCGGCGTGGGTCGGGGCATCGGTGGAATCCGGGGAGGGGCTGGTGCCCGTATAGGAGGCGTTGACGAGGGCGGTGTTGAAGCACTGTCAGACTTGAGTTTGTTTGCCCACCACGACTGGTTACTCATGGACAATCACCGCGCAAACTTGTATTCGATGACACCAAGGTCTTCTAACTGAGCGACTGTTGCTAGAGATGACGTGTACGTTGCAGCCCTAATGATCGTCAGCATGTCGTGGATATCGTCTTCCGAAGGCGAAATGGACTCCGCATCGGTCATAGCCGTCAAGATCATTGACGCGGTGGTCTTGCTGAATTCCTCGATGAGCATTTGCAGCGGAGCCAAAGCCTTAAGTCTGGCAAGAGACTCTGCCGAGTCTTCATCCAAAGCGTCATCGTTGAGTGGTGCTAAGTTCATCCACTCGCGCACCTCGGCGGGTGGCAACAGGCGAGTGTCCAATGCGTACTTATATATGGAGTCCTCAAAAGACATCATCTGGTTGATGATTACTTTTGGATGACTCTTCTTGCGCCTAGACTTAAACATCACTTTGCCTCTCCCCACTTATCAACTATTTTTATGTCGGCAACTAGCGGAACCTTGAAAAGGTTGACACCCTCCATTGCTTCCCTGATGCGCTCAGCAGTTTCTTCGGCGTGGTCTTGAGGTGCAGTTGTGACCAACTCGTCGTGAACGGTCAAGATGATTTTTGACGTCTCAGGAACCATCTGGAATGCACGAACCATTGCAATTTTCATGACATCGGCTGCGCTGCCTTGAATCAGTGTGTTGAACGCCTGACGCTCGGCCTTACTGACCAGCCATCTTTCACGGCTGACCAAGTCGGGTAGGTACCGTCGGCGTCCCGTAATCGTTCCGACGTAAGGAACGGGAGCCTTCTTCCGTGCTGTTCTGATGGTCAAGTGCTTGAGTTTGGGAATGTTCTTAAACTTCTCCGAAAACTCTTCAAGAAGTTGAGTTGCATCGGTCGCTGTACATCCGATCTGACGAGCAATTTTGTCTGCCCCTACTCCGTAGGCGATGGAAAGAACAAGAACTTTGCCCGCCTTACGATCGACACCCATCGTCTCTCCAATGGCTGTGTAGATATCACCGCCGGACCTGTAGGTCTCCAGCATCACTGGGTCTTTAGAGAATGATGCAATCATGCGAGGTTCAATCTGGGAGTAGTCCGCCACGACCAGTTGGTGACCTTCGGGAGCCACAAATAGGTTCCTAATTAACTTCCCGTACTCAGACCCGGGAGCAGGGACGTTCTGGAGGTTGGGATTCCGAGAAGAGAACCTTCCCGTAGCAGCACCGATTTGGTTGAAGTCTGTGTGCAACCGCCCACGATCCAGCAGTGGAGCCTTTATTTGCCGAGTTGATTTACCGTTGGTAACCCTAACAACAACACCGCCCATATAGGGGGTTACGTACGTTGTGAGCAGTTTATTAAGGTCTGAGTACTCAAGGAGAGCGTCGACAAGTTGATCGTTACCTTTGTATATCTCAAGTGCATCAGCGGAGACGCTGTAGTCCAAAATCGACAGTTCTACTTTGGTTCTCTTCTTCTCTTTGCCACCGAGGGTCAACAACTTAGGTTGAAGACCTCGACCGCCTTCCTTCTTAGAACCATATAAAAGTCTTTGCTTAACTGCTGTCGAGTTTATGTTGAACTCTTCACCAGCAATACGAAAGATCTTTCCTTTCGACTCTTCGATATCTATCTCGAGCCTGCCCTTAAGAGAAGTAAGCGCCTCCGTATCAAGTAGAGCGCCCGATAGTCGCATCTCGGTCACGACGCGGAGTACCTGCATCTCGAGGTCAAATACTTTTGAAAGGTTGTCCTGCTCTATTCTTTCTCTCAGAACCTTCCACACCTCGATGGTGGCCACGACGTCTAGATCCGAGTAGCGAGCCACCTCGTCAAATGAGTACTTCTCAATCTCTGCGCCGACACCTTTGACCATCTCGATACCTGCGTACTGCTTAGAGACATCCTTGAGGCCGTATCCAAAAGACTTTGAAGAGTCCACCTGAAAGGCTGCGATCATGGTGTCGAAGTACGGTGCGGAGGGGACGCCATCTAAGTATTTAGTCACTGAGCCAAGATCAAAAGCGAGGTTGTGACCAATCTTCAAATGGCGGTCACTTTTGAATATGTCTGCTAAGTGTGAGAACACAAATGTGCGGGTTAACTGAGCGGGTGGGTCGGTGAATACCTTTACTTCTTTCTTAATGTCGGTGCTGTAATCCTGTGGGCGGATTAGCAACCCCTTCTCAATACGCTGGGCTGCGGACTCTCGTAGCGGGTACTGGGACTCAACAAAGTCACCATTGGGGTGTCCCATAGGAATTACCCATGACTCTTCGCCATCTGAAATGGAAATCCAAGTGACGTTGTTTCTCCACGGGTCTCCCCGGTGGTCACCAAGGGTTTCCACATCAAAGCAGAAAATCTCTCCTGCGCGTAATTTTTCCAACATCGAAAAGAATGCTGACTCGTCAGTTATGACGTTCACAAAGACTCCTAAGGTTTGAGGTGGAGGCAGGACGCAGAACAGAGAAGGGGGGTCTGTTTGCGTCCTGCCGTCCGAGCAACCGCTGCGCTGTTAGCGGCTGCTGATCTCACGCGCGACTCGAGTCATCTCATCGCGGGGGGCAAACAAGATGACGGCGGGCGTGAGAGGTTCAAACCGTGAGATTGTTGTTTCAATCTCGTTGGCGTCTGCACTCCAGTCCTCAGAAAGATCCCGAGGCTTGACTGGAATGACTGTGTAGACGGTCTTTGTTCCGCGACCTTGGCGTGACATAGACCAGTAAATGCGGTCTAGGGGTCCAGTCTTTGAATCTTGATCAAATGCTGCGAGTTGTCGTGTCAGGGTGGGGCTGGTCAACAAGATGTCCACAACTGGTTCTTCGGCCGACAAGTTGACAATGCTAAACGCTGCCTTAGGTCGCGGAGTATCACCGATGCCGCATAGTGGGCACTCGTTCTCAAGACACACGAAAGACTTGCGACCTGCACGCTCGATCCAGTGCTGGCGGAAAACAGCGAAGGGTGTTGCATCAAGAAACTTCACCAACTGAGGTTCGTCATTAAACTTGAACTCAGTGGTGAACTTGCGATCTGTTGTCGCAGTCTTCAGAGCAGCAGCCCAGCCCGACTGAACCGCTGATGTGTGACTGGCCACAGTGTCTTCATGGTCTTCTTCAAGTACTTCTTCATCAACATCAAGGTCAATGTCAACGCCGTCTGCGATGAAATCAGATGGATCTGCGATCTTTCTTTGAGCAACGGGCATGTTTTTTCTCCTAGGCAGTGGTTGCAGTTGTAGTGGTGTTGTCTAGAACGTTTTTCCACCGCTCGTAAAGAGCGATAGTGAGGTCGTGGTGTTCCTTCCACTCGACGCGAGCAGTACCCAGAAGATTTCTCTCCTGAAACTCGTCGATAGTGACCTCAATAATTTCCCGGGAGTACACACGCTTTCCCGGTATTTGTTTCCCCGAGGTATTGGTGTACCCCGGAAGTCTGTAAGGAGCCTTTGGGATGTATGACTTGCGCTCCCAAAGACGGATAGTGACTGTGGTCTTCCCGAGAGCCAAGGCCATTGCTCCGGGGTAATAGAACTCGCGTTCTTCGCCGTTCAAAAGTTTCTTGACGGACTTAGTGCGCCACTCCTGATCGTCCTTAGTGACCGACTCAATTAGATCGCGACGCTTGTTCTTACTACCGGGGTAGTACGCGTCGACGGATGCCAGAAACTCGTCAACCTCAGTTGCATTGGTCACTTAAGCACCAGTGCATAGGTCACCTTTGGTGGATAAATCTTGTCGACGTCGTCCTCGGTAAGTTCGTTGTCGTAAAGGGCAGCCATGACGCGGTCTTCGTTAACAACACGGATTAACTCAGTGCAGGTGTCCCAAAGTCCGTGTGCAGAAAGAACCTCATCGGCGTTGTCGTCATTTACTACGCGGGTGACACGACGCTGGCGTTGGAGAGAAGCAACCCCATCAATAGCCTCGTCGAACTCGAACCACATATGGCCCTGATCGTCTTCATAACCACCGTCAGTAATTACGGTGAGGAGTTGATCCCTAAGTTCTTTCTGTCGCTTGCCCAGTTTGTCGGTCTCGATCTTTAAGTGCTTGTACTCACGCACTAGAGCCTCCGTGGTGTTCACGGGCTCAATGCTTCTTCCTTCATCCGATACTTTTGCCATCTTGTTCTCCCTTGTGATGTAGCGCTTACAGTACATGCATGCGACAACATATGCAAGACCCGAAACCGCGTGTCATTTCAATATGTTGTTAAAGATACAGCAGGGGTCTGACAATCAGGGTTGGTTCTCCGAGAGGAATCCGATTAGTGATCCTGCTGTCATATCGACCCCGCCACGGGTGTTAATTCCTTTGCCATCAATAACGGCAGAGGCTACGGCTGACTTTTGATGAAGAACCTCAAACTGACGTTCTTCAATTGATTCTGACATCAACAAATCTTGTATGACAACAGACGGCCAGCGAGAAGATGCGCGTTTGATTCTGCCGTTGCGTTGCACCGACAATCCGCTCGACCACGGAAGATCAAAGTTCACCAGCATGTTTGCTTGCGGAAGATCCACACCGTAACCGCCTGCGTCAGTAGACACGAGTACGCGAGTGTCAGGATCAGTTTGAAATTTGACTTTGGCTTCTTCTTTTTTTACTGCATTCATCGCACCTGTATATACGACTCCACCAGTCTGTTCCTGTATGAGATCTGCCATAAGAACATACGAGCAAAAAATTACAACTTTATTTGTGTCATCCGAAGACAAGTGATCAGCAACTAATGATGCCAGAACATCAAGTTTGGGTGACTTTGACTTTGCCAACGTGGCGGCAATCTTCTTGTCCTCGAGCAGTTCGGCAAGGTACTTAGATCCTTCAGTTCCGTAAGGACTCCATAATGCTGCGCTTTTGGCAAGAAGTGCTGGGTGGTCACACAACATTCGGAGCGATGTCACTTTGCTCATGATGCTGCCGCGTAGCGCATCTTCGGGTCCACCAGTAGTAGCGCCGTGGCCGTAGTGCGAGTCTATGCTCCATCCTGATCCAAAAGAGGCTTGCGCATCGCTAAGTTCTTCTGCCAAGTCGTTGGCGATCTTTCGGTACACGATTGAAGAGTTCCGGTCAAAAGGAATAACAACAGGGTCTTTGTGGATTGTTTCAGGCAAGAAGGGGGCAACGTCTGGATCGGATTGGGACTTACGAACCGAGGCTGTCATCACTCGCTCATGCAGTTTGGCTAGATTCCTGTACCTGTCAACCCCACCAAACTTATTGCGAACGATGAAGGTGGCGTCAAAGAGGTCAAACCGCTGGCCCAATACAGTCGGATCAACACTCTGCATAATTGAGTACAGTTCTTCAGGACGACCGTTCTCAATGGGAGTACCCGTGAGTGCAAATCGGATGTCCACACCGCGAGATAGTTCCTTGACTTTCTTTGATCGCTTGGACCTAAACGACTTGACGGCGGTTGCCTCGTCCATGATGAGAGCGTCGATCTCTAGGTGCTTGACCAGATCCCAGTCGTTAACAACCTGCTCGTAGTTCACGATTACGTACGAGTAGTCGCTTGCGGTGACGTACTGACTCAGGCGCTGTCCTTTTGGTCCATCGATTACAAGAGCAGTTTCAGTAGAGAACTTCTCAATCTCCTTCTTCCACTGGTACTTCAAACTTGAAAGGCATACAACGAGAGCGGTTTTGGTTAGTTTGCCCGCACCGCGCAGTTCTTCAATTGCGCAGATTGTTAACACGGTTTTTCCTAAACCGAGGTCGTAGGCAACGAGCACCTTGTGCCGGTCAGTCATTTTGTCAACGGCGTCTTTTTGGTAGGGAAGTAGTGTGCCTGTAAAACTCATTGAAATTCCTCGTCAATTTCTGTGGCACCTCGAAGAAGTGATCCGCAAGATGCGCAGACCATTTCCGTGAAGTAGCCTGCGATGGTTTTGTCCTCGTCGAACCAGATAAGTGCGTGGAAAACTTGGTTGCCGCATACGCAGACGGTGGTGGGACCCATGAATAAAAGGTCAGTACCGTCGGGCTCTATGTAGAAGAGTTGGTACACGGGTTGGCTCATGCAACTCCACCAAGGGCTGCTTTTCCGAAGGCGCGGGATTTTGCTGTCGCGAGACCGTTGTGTAGTTGATCCAAAGTCATGTCTCCGGGGTCTTTCGCATCGACGTCGCTGTAGTTAAAGAAGCGGACACTTCGTAGAACTCCTTGGGTGTCCTTGAGGAGTTCGATGCTGGACTTTCTACCGGCGTCATCTTTGAATGGGTTGTCGAGGGCGAAAACCACATCGTCGGCTGCGCTCATGAGGAGTAGTTGTAGTTTGGACACGATGGCTCCGTAGGTGGCGACCGCGCCTGTGATGCCGTCAGATTGGAGGCGCACTGCATCAAGTGGGGACTCCACGACAACCATTCGCCCTCCGGTAAACGCTTGGTATCCAAAGAGTGTTCCACTCTTTTTTACCCCGAGGGGGTAGTTGCGGAATACGCGCTCTACTTCGGATTTTTCTTGCCAGCCAAGGAGTGCGTTGTCGACGGGGTTCCTGATGGGCAGTATCCACGACTCGGATACAAAGTTCCATCTGACTCCGTAGAGGTCGCACGCTTCGGGGGAGAGGTGGCGTCGTCGTAGCGCCCACTTTGGTGGTGCGGAGAACCTGTAGATCTGGGACTCGGAGATGTGCTGGCGGTGGCTCACGATGGGTTGTGGGCCGGGGATGCGGGAGATGCTGTCCACCAAGTCGGGCTTGACGGTGAGTGTCTTGGCTTGGTCGAAGGTGACGCCCTTGAGGTCTGAGATCAACGTGATTATTGATCCTTTGTAACCGCAAGAGAAGCACAGGAACAGACCTGTGTTTATGTTGATCGACCATGACGGGTGGGAGTCGTACTTTCCGGTCCGCTGGTAGTGCATAGGACATTCCGCAACAAACTCGTCACCCCGGGCGTAGCCGGAGATGCCTAGCCCAGACAGTGTGGACGAGACGTCGATGGAGGTCACCTGTCGTTACCCCGAAGCCGGTACAGGTCAGTCTCTGTCGTGAGAAGAAGAATTGCTGGTTGGAGTGCCTCATCAAAGTCGTCGTCACGGGACTGCAAGTGTGAGGTCACCGCATCGACCACGACGTCGGCGATCTGGAGGTAGTAGCGCTTATCGTCCATAATGGCGTGGTTCCACGGAATGGCCTGTTCATCGGATGTGTATATAAGTTCAGCGATTTCTTCGATTAGTGCGCTCACGGGCATCCCTTCGGTAAATGTATTTCAAACTAGTAGCGCATGCTACACCTGTGGGACGCTTGGACCAAAGCGGCTCGCCGTAACGCACCCCGGGCATTTGCTCGAAGCGTCCTCGTCATGGAAGCACCCTGTATCCCAGCGCCATACCAACACGGTGGAGTCAGGTCCGCAGTTACGGGAGGCGACAATGCGTAGTTCGCGGATCTCGTCATCTTCAGGCACTTCCTGCAGTCCAAGGATCACATCAGAGTCTTGGAAAAAACTGGATGAGTAACCGATCGAATCGGCAGAGACTTTCCCGCCCTTCATCTTCCACAGAAGAGTTTGCGTGGATATGACGACCGGAATGTTGATCCGTTGTGCGAGCCGCTTGAGCGAGCGAGTGATGTTGGTCAGTGCCTGCGGAGTATTGGATTCACCGCTCTGTTCATCCTGCATCAAGTACACCCCGTCGATGAACGCCACGTCCGGCTTGGTCTGATCAATCTTTGCCGCCAGAGCGCTCACAGTGATCCCATGCATCGCATCGCTGAGTGTGAACTGGTTCTCCATCGAATCCATATCGGTGAGCATCGACCGGTACCGATCGAACTCGGGGGAAAGAAGTGAGCCCCTGCGCATCCTGTCGTGGGAGACCTTAGACCGCATTGAGTCATGGCGGACCTGCTGCTCGGTGTTGGACATCTCAAAAGACTGAAACAAAACATTGTGACCTGCTGCATGGATATTGATGGCGGTTTGCAGCAGAATCTGCGACTTTCCTGTCTTAGGGGGAGCGATGACGGTGACCAGTTGGCCACCCTGCAGACCCGCTGTCGCCTCATCGATCTTCTCATAACCTGTAGGTAATCCAAGAAGACTTCCCGAAGAAGACGCAAGGTCCTCGTATGTCAGCAGCCGAGTAAGGGGATCAAGTTCCAGATGCATATCGGTGACACCGGGAACACCCTCGCGATGTATATCGGTAACACCCTGCTCAATAAGAGAAAGCGCGGCCTCGTGATCGTTTGTGCTCGAAAGGACCTCGGCTGCACCTTGGATCGTGTCCTCAACCTTGACGTATCTTCTATACGCAATGAACTGATCGAGTAAGTAATCAAGTGAGTCTTCTACCTTAAGAATCGCAAAGTTAGGAAACTCCGCCCGCACGGTAGTAGCGGTGGCTACCTCCCCGTACTTACCCCAATGATCGACAAGCCAGCGAAAGACTTCCCGAACCTCAGGATTCACAAACCAATCAGGCTGTACACCAATAGACAACAAAGGAGTGACGTGGCGCTCCCGAATCACTCGAGAGATTAAGCGAACCTCGTTATCGGCCGCCATCAGAGTGACCGATCCAAATGACCCAAACCAATACCACGACCGCCATACCGCGACTGGTTCTCCGGCGTATCAACCACACCGATCACCTCAGGACGATACGGAAGATCACTCAGCAGAGACACAATGTCGGGGTAAGTCGTCGATACATTCACCGGATTCGTCCCCATCGCATCAAGTTGACCCAGCCGTTTATCGGCCTCGTCCTGATCCACCCCAAAATTAACCAACTCAATCCTGATCGCGGAACGCTCAGTGTATCGCCAAACGCGGTTCAGTGCTACGCGGTCAAACCTGCGAACGTTATGTGATCCCACAGCCACCCCTAATATCTTCCGAGGCTCATCAACAGCCACGGTAATCGATTCATACGTCACAAGAATCCTTGGCGGAATCTCGTTTGAAATGTCACCCCTAATCAACTAAAGAACCTCAATCCTCCCGTACTTCACAACGAAGTCCCTAAATTTCTTACCCGTAGTCATCACACTCGTCAAATCATCCGCCTGAGAGTTCTCATGAACCATCAACGGGTAGTGACCGTTATTACTCTCCAACCGGGCCACCACAAACTTTGTATGCCTGCAGACAGACCGCCCCTTAAACGTAGGGCAGTTACACCGAGCCGTCGCATCATCAAGGTTCATCTCTACCTCAAAAATGGCAGGCTGCCTCGGGGAAAGAAACAGTTGCACAGTTCGCCAATCATTCACGTCAGTCCTCCTCATGGGTTACCTCCATGATGACGGCTATAAAAAAAATGTCACTTGATAAGTTACCCAAAAAAGAATCTTTAGGACGCGACTTAGACGTGACAATGGTGGGAAGCCCCTGATCAAACCTGCGACCAATCAACGCATCAAGAGTTGAGTCCACCCAACCCGATTCCGTCCGGTGCTCGTCGCCGTATCCCGACAGGATCAACAAGTCGTCGTCCATCCGGGATCGGAATTCCCGTTCGCCCTCTGGCCGCTCAGACGCCAAGAAGTCGCTGCTGCGAAGGTAAAGCAACGATCCTATAGATTCCCGGATCAACAAGTCCTGAGCCACAGCCGTTGCCACGGCAACACCGTTACGGCCAACGAGCCACAGCCCTTTCCCACAGAATTCAAAGTTTCCCTGCGCCCGAACCACGTCCCCAGTTGTCACACGCTCTGACCACTTCTCCACCAAGCCGTGGGGGCGGGCACCTTCGAGTAGAGGTGCCACATGCGGGGAATCTGGCAGTAATCCGAGGTAGCGGGGGCCTATCTTGGATAGCCGTAAGCGCGAGGTTGTTAGGCCCCTGTACTCCCTCACAGGGCCTCCATCTGGGCGTCCAGACTGGTGACCCAATCGTCGGAAACCTGCTCGCGGGTGATCTCGCGGTAGTTCTGCTGCAAGAAATGCAGGAATCGTTTGTAGGCTGGCGGGGTCTCGGTCAGCGAGGTGACCGTCTCGATATCTTCAAAAAATCGATCCACGGCGGTCGCCATGTCTGTGACCGAGAGGCCGTGCTCTTTGGACCATTTCTGGAGGACCACGGTCATGGTCGAGCCGTCGGTGCCACCGCCCAAAATGTCTGGCCGGGAGGTGACCATCCGGTGGCGGAACTCTTTGACCACATGGGCGACCGACCACTGGTCGCGGGGAGTTAGGCGGTGGTACTTAAGGCTTTCTCGTCGCTGGGCACGGGTTGGGCGTTCACGGTGTGAACGGTTTTCAGGCCGCCCCACGCCTGCAAGATGGTCGCCGTCGTCGGTTTCGTAGTAAATTGGCACTATTCGTGTTATCCCTTTCTCGGGGGTACCCCGGGAGATAAGAGAACCTTTAGGTTCTCTTGTCGACCTATGATCACTAGTCGTCCTATCGGCCTTTTCTACGTACCCTGTTTGTCTCACTGGTGGGATTTCTTTTCCCATATGTGGGATTTCTTGTCTCACCTGTGGGATTCCTTGGTGTGCGGCTGGCAAGGCGTAAACGCCACTTCCACACCGAATGAGGATGCCTTTTTCGACAATTCCTTGGATAGACCTGTGTGCGGTGGACCTGCTAACGACCATCAGTGCCGCTACATCTTCGATCCTGACCCTGATCACTCCGTCGTTTTCGTAGGTGAGCAGGACGCATGCCGCCATGAACTCTTGGGGTGTAAGCCCTTTGTTGAGTAGGTCGTTTACAGATGTCATGCGAGTCCGTTCGTTATGTCGTATGCGTAGGCGTTGTATGCTACACCTTATTGGAGGTATTGCGGAAGCGGCGCGACCGAAACATTTCCTGCATCTCTGATCTGACCGTTTTAAGTACCTCGGCGGTGACCCGGGCAATGACCTCGTCGATGTAGGGAACGGCGTCCACCACGAGTTCTTGGTACTCGTCTGCCATGTCCAAACTGGTAACTCCTTTGGACGCAAGAATTTGCAAGTACGTGTACTGCTTGGGCGTGTCTGTCCAACCCATCAGTACGAGGTCGCCCAGTTGAGCAAGGCTGACACAGTAGGCGTCCCTATCGACGACTGATATGAGGTCGGCAGCATTCTCAAGCACGTCCTCGGACAGTTCCGTGTCGGTGACAATAGTGACTGGTATTCCTAACGAAAAGGCCCAACTGGTGATCACATCAGATGCGGGAAGTGAGACATACAATTCAGCGACTGCATCCGAAAGATCAGGTAGTACTTCGGGTGCCGCGTCACTGGGAATGACAATAACTTTCATCGTCGCGCCTTGATTGATGTTGAGGATACCTTTGTCATCGAGTACAGCACCTGTATGGAAGTCAGCGCGATGAATGCGCTGGCCAGAGACCAGATCGTTAGTTGCTGCGCGTTAACCGTGTCTACCAGCAGAATCCACGTAGTAACGAGGGACGTTACTACCGCTACAGGTACTCGGTAGAACTGGATATCCACCCAGTAGTCAATAATCGATATTATGAGGGCTGTAGCAGCCGCTGCCAGTATGAGTTCCATACTTGGCACCTTACCTATAAGTCGTAGATTCCTCTAGGGATAAGTGACTGAACTTGTGGGTCAGGGGAGTCCCAAAGCAGAACCTTGGCAGACATCCCAAGGGGCAGGTAGTAGGGGAGCGTCTGCTTGAGTCTACCCAACTTTATGGGCGCCTTGTTGTACAGAAGTGAGTACGACCCTGAGGTGCCATCTGACCACCTACCATCTTGGTTGTCGATATCAGATAGATCACCTGAGAAAAACACTTGAGTCCGGTCTGCCCTCTCCATTAGCACATTGTCAATGTAGACAGTTCCCGTACCTGAAAATCTCAAGACCGCGTATGTTGCATTTTCTGGTGATGTTACCGCTGCTTCAACACGGGACCACGCTGCGGAAAGATTACTAAACGGGTACTCATTGACAGCCACGACAGCATCGGAGTAGTCGTACCAAGTAACCGATGCCGTACAGGTTCCCATTGTTGACAGCGCGAAACTTGACAGGCTGTATGAGTAGTCTCCGACAACAGGAATGTCGTTGCTCTTAAATGCCCAAGTGGCACCCGATGCTTTTCCACACTTTGTTCCACTGACGAATTGTTCTGTGGTCGTGACAAGTGCTCCGGTCTCTACACCCCACGTTGTCCCGGGTAATTCAAATGAAGGGTCAAAAACAAGGTTTAGCCTGTCCGGTTGACAGATGACGGTGACCGTTGCTGGGTCGCGGTACACGTAATCGATCTCATAATTGCTGTACACAAATGATCCGTAGATACCATTGTCACCGTATTTGGTGTTTGTTATTCCCGTGAAGTAGTCACCTAATCGGCTTGATTTTTCCACAAGGAAACTATCCATGTTGAACGCTTCAGCGTTACTGAAAGTAGTTGGTGTGTTAACAGAAAACACAAGTTGGGTCGTGTCTGCTGGAGCAGTAACCGTGTAATGAACACGGGTCCACTCATTGGCGGGTGAAGCCACCGATCCCGAAGTACTAACCGATAACTGCGTTGCGCCGTTGAACCATGTGAACGACACCGCTGCCGTGGCAGCCTTAGATGGCCGCACGTATACAGACCCCGTAAATGTTTCCCCTGCTGCCGCAGCGATAGTTCCGGCGGTAGAAACTTTAAGATTTTGCGGTGTTGTTGTGGATGAGTTCGCCCTGAAAGACGTGTCTCCGTGAACGCTCATGTCTGATCTTATGGATATAACTCTTCCAGTAGAAGGAGTTCCAAGG